CAAATTTTTCTAGTTGTGCTTGCATTTTTTGTGGCCCTACACCCTCATCAATTAGTCTTGTATATTCATCTAAATACTGTGAATAAAAATCAGAGTCTCTTGACGCTAGCCTTTCAAGCAGCTCAAGCTGTTTCATATAACCCTCATAAGTAGAGCCAAGTGTAGGCGATGCCTGTATAAATAGTTTCATTTCTCTATCAGATATAGCACCTTTTGTTTGTGAGACAATACCCATAGTAAAACTCATGGAAAGCTGATTTAATGCTTTTTGTGGAGCGATTACGTCTGGATTTTCTAACAAGTCGCCAAAACCTAAGCCGTCCACAAACTCTCTTATATATAAAGTAGATCTTGCAAAAGGTCCAAAATCCTCTGGTCCTATTTCTTCTGCTAAAAGTCTTGCTTGATTTACTTGATCTATTGTCGAATTAGATGCCTCTGCTTTTTCACCAAAAGATTCTTGATCTTTAAATATTTGGTCTATAGCTTTTTTATCACCTGGTTGTTCTCCGCCAGGCATGTTTATTTGTGTTGTTGCTGGTTTGACCTCTCTACCACCTTTATTTTGTATTATGTCGTTTATTTGATCTGCAAATTGATTTGTGTCTGGCAACCTAATGCTTTGTGTTTCACCACCCTCTTGATATTCAAGTGTGATGTAGTCTACTTTTTTATTTGCTGCGCTTATTCTTTGTAATGCAATGTCGTTTAAAAAATCGTTAGCCTTTTGTTCATCTTGCATAGCCATTTGTGTTGCCATCATAGCTACTTCTCTCCTGCGTTTTTCATTCATTTCACGATCTGCTTTTAACCTTGTTGAAATGTTATCAAAACCAACACCTAAACCTTGATATGTGCTGCCAACTCCTGTATTTGGTGTAGACAACAAACCTCTACCCAGTTCACTAGCTACTTGAAATATACTCATTTTGGGTTGTTCTGGTGCAAACTGTGATAATCTTTGCATATACTTGTCATAGCTAGCATCAAAATCTGTTTGTGACAATCTGTTATATAAATCTGTGTATTGATCGGACTCAGCAGCTCCGCCCTCTTCAAAAATATCTATTTGTTCTGGTATCTGAGCTCTCGTAATTGCCACTACTTACCTCCGCCGTATAGCTGACCCAAAGCTCCAAATGCTGACAAACCAACACCGAGACCTGCTTGCATTGGACTAGGCGGTGGTGCAAATTGTGTGGTTGTTTGGAACTGTCCAGCTGGTGCCATACCCACAAATGGTGCTAATGCTTGATATTGTAGTAATGGTGTCATTTGTCTTTGTTGTAGATTTCTACGTTGAGCATCTAACATTTGCTGGGTTTGTTGCTGTTGTTGTGATCCCATGCCATAAAGTGCAGCTATGTCAGATGCCGATGCGCCTGCTGCTTGCGCTCCAAGACCTTGTAAACTTGTTCCAAGGCCAAATTGTCCGCTAAACCTTTGTTGTCCTATATCCTGTTCTGTTTGTCCTAAGCCGCTTAGAGCTCCTGCAAGAGCTTGAGAACCGCCAAAGCCTTGTCCAGCTAAACTAGCCAAACCAGAGCTTGCAGCTCTCTCGGCGGCCTTTTGTCTAGCAAATTCACCCAAACCAGTTTGTTGAGCTTGTTGGAACCCTCTAGAGCGAATACCACTTAAAGCCTCGGCTAATCCTCTACCAAGCGCTTCTTGACGCTCAGAGGCTCCTAAACGCGCTCTAGAGCCAAAAGCTGACTCACCGCCTCTTGCTATGTCAGATGCCCTAGCACCTATATCTGACTTTGCGCCTTGTTCCATAATATCTTCAATGGTTTGTTGCACCACTTTATCTTCAAACGGATCGTAAAACTGTTGTGTCATGCTTGGATCATAGCCACCTAAAGTGCCTCTCAATATATCAGCTGACTCACCTAAACCAGTTTGTAATGATCCAACGCCACCTCTGGTAGCCTCCAAGGCACCGATAGCAGCAGTCCTACCTCTTTGTAAGCCTTCTTCTAGTGCTTGCGTACCAGCTCCAAAGGCTTGACCTGCGCCTTGTAAAAACGGATTTTGTATTCCAAGAGCCTCTCTTTGCATTTGCATGGCTTGTAATTGATCTGGACTAAAACCAGCTACCTGTTCGTCTATGACAACAGGGTTACCTTGCTCGTCATAAAAGACTTTTTCAGCAGCTCTCATGGCACCTGGTATGAAACCACCTTGTCCACCAATACCAAATAATAATTGTTCGGTAAGTGGGTCTAAGCCAACTTGTTGTTGCGTTACACTAGCGGCGAAAGGATCTTGATTAGAGACGTTTATCGGTTGCAAAGGTTCTGTAGGCGTAGGCTCTGGTTCAACTGTAGGTGTAGGCACTGGTTCAATTGTAGGCATAGGCACTGGTTCAATTGTACCAATACTATCTCTTGGGTCTGGCAAAATAGGTGCAGGTATATCAATAGGTTGAATTGGCCTAGGAATCGGTTGTATTGGTATTGGTCGTGGACCGCCTTTTATAGGTAACGGTTCAAGTGGTGTGCCATCTGGGGGTGGCGGTGCTACTGGCGGTGTTACAGGGTTGTTTTCAAAAAACTCACGTCTTTTACGCTCTGATTCTTGCAGTCTTGTAGCTATTTTTTTTGCTAAGGGGTCATCATAATCATCTGGAGATATATCTCTATTCTGAATCATCTCAAACAACATACCAGGGTTTAACTTATCAAATCTAAATTCATCTATTTGTTCTTGGCTTATTGGTTTCGGACTTCTGCCAGGCACAGTAGGATTTGGACCCATAATTTTTCTTATCTCATCATCTGTCATATTTGCGTAATCTCTAGTATCTTTTAGAGTACGCATTCCAGTCGTTTGAGGCCCAGAATCCATTACTATTGGTTGTTGGCCTAAAGGAGTTCCACCAAAGTTATTTGAGCCTACTCCAGGTACTGCTCTTAAACCAAGTTTTAAATCATCAGAATTAAGACGGTTTATAGAAATGAAATCATCACGCTTGGGTGGAATGATTGGTTTTTCCAAAGGTCTTACATCCTGGTTAATACCCCCTATACCGCCTATTGATGGTGGTTGCACTGGTGGTTGCAATGGCAACACAGGTGGAAATATTGGCAACGGCATAGGTCGTCTTGGTGCAGGTGGCATAATAGGTAAAGGCACACGTCGTCTTGGTGTAGGTGTTGATATGATAGTATCGATAGGCTCTCGCTCCATCATAGGTATCCTACGCATCATCAATCTATCTCTAAGTATGCTCATTATGGTGCCTTAGCTTTGTTTGCAAACGTATCCATCATTTTATACATAAGATCCATACCTCGCTCTCTGTCCTCTTGTAAGGTAGGCATAAGACTAATGATACCGTTGGGGTCTGCCTGCATTTCGTATGATCCAGCGCCTCTTACAGCTCTTCCTGTCATAACAAACTCACCATCGCTCAACATAGCCGGTATATCATCGCTGGTTTCTGTGCCCGGCCCATTTATGTCACCGTCCATTCTAGGAAATTGACTTGGGTCCATTTCACCACCCTCTTGCATTTGTACGGCTCCGCCTTGTGCAAAAGCCATAACTCCGCCACCATTTGCTAAACCACGCACCATACCACCAGTAAGATCTTCAACCCCGCCACCATACATCATACCTCTAGGCTTACCTCCAGATAGCTCTGGTATTGTGCCAGCTGGTAGTAAACCAAACTCTACAGGGTTTGGAGCAGGCTGTCCCATTCTTCTGGCTATCTCTGCCTCTATGTTGTATCTACCTGTTGGACTCATGGTTGTAAGAGGTGTTAAAGGCACTCCTTTTTGTTTTTGTGCATCTTCGTAAGCTAACTTACCTAAACCAGCAGCTAAAGCTCCTATCCCGCCCATTTTCAGCGCGTCTCCAAAACCACCGCCAAATAGACCTCCGCCACCTTCTTGTTGACCGCCACCCAAAATGTTACCTATTACACCTGGTTGGTCTCCAGTGCCTAAAAACCTTTCTCTAAGTCTTGGCCCTAAAGTGCCACCAAAAATACCTGTTGGGTCTTGAGCCATACCTAATTCTTGTAATATTTGTTGATCTGACAAACCCTCAGAACGTAATCTAGCTATTCTTGTTTTGTATTGGGGGTCAGAGGCCAAAGCATCAATATTTGGTGCCTCTTGTCGTCCACCAAATAAGCCGCCAATGCCTCTTCTAATACCTGGGCCAATTTTGCCACCAAAAATACCAGGCGTTCCTTTAGCAGGGTTAAAGAAAGCGCCCAAACCAGTTCTAAATTTACCACCAGCGCCAAATATTTTGCCTGTTGTGGCTTTTGCCGCGCCTTTTCCTAAAAAACCACCCAAAGGTCCAGCACCAGCAAAACCAGCTACGCCCGTTGCTAATAAAGCTACTGGCGCTACTTTTTTTACAACTTTTTTAAGTTTTTTACCTATTTTTTTGAAGAAACCATATTGTGGTAAACCTGTAATTTCGTTAAGGCTTGCAATACCAGATCCTACAACAGCTTGCTCTGGATCGATCCCAGCCTGTTTAAATTTATTTTCGACCATGCTTTCAAACTTGGTGTCGCTAAAAAATTCTGGCGGCAAGATTACCTCGCCTGGTCTAACGTGTGCTAACTCAGTGTCGTCACCCATACCTAGTGCTTTTACTTCTTGCGCCATAGGTGAGGCGGGAGCTGTCATAGATTGTAGATATTGATTCAAGCGTCTTTGTAATTCTTCTTTGGTTTCGGGGTCTGTTTCTTTTTGTACTGCCTCTTGCAAAACATCTATAACTTGATTGGTGTCTTGCATAGTGCCTGGTGTAGTTGGTTGCATGGTTTCTGGCAACATCATCGATTCTGGACTAACACTAAAACCAGGATCATCAAGCATGTTAGTAAAACCACCTTCTGGCTCAACGTAAAACTGTTCAGACATTCTTTTTGCCATCGCTTGTTCTTCTGGTGTCATTGGTGGTGGTGACACTTCAAAACCTGTATTTACCCTTCCACCAGTTAAACTATCAATCCTCTTTAGTAATTTTTTACTTATCATGGTGTACTTACTGTTACAGCTCCTATACTTATTGTTGCAGAGACACCAGTTGGATAAGTTTGATGTTCATACAGGTTTCTAAACTGTGTGCCATCAAAGGCTTGGTGAACCTCTGTCGTTGAGTTAAATATAATAGCACCTGTAGCAAATTGCAACTCGCTTATGTCTGTGGAGTTAAACGATTTTATGCTATCTGGGTCGACTGATCCTAAGTTTATTTCTAATATTCTTACAAGTCTGTTAAATGTATCAGCTGAAACTGTATCACCTTGCGCTTGAGGTAACTGTGTGGGCAGTAACTTGCTCATTACCTACGCCCGGATGGTTGAACATCAACTCTCGTACTACCAAGCCTCCACTTGTAATTTTTTCTGTCTGAATCAGTGTTATCGTCGTCTGATTCAAATCGTAACACAAACTGTCTGGCTCTAGACCTTAATGAGCCAAAAGTTGAACTAGAAGTGATTTGTGTTGTAGAGTCTGTTGAGAGTGTTTGATTGTTAAAATCACGTCTTTTTACAACCACGTTTATAGCTGGGTTTTGGCTAGTGCCAGCTTCGTTTACAAACAATATATCTGGCAATATGCGTTTAAGAAACACAAACCTATCGCCATCTGATATGTCAATATCAGCTGATTCTACGAAAACACCGTCCATGGCACTCTCATCATCGTTAAAACCTTTTTCATGTTCATATATGCGTTTTGTGGTGCTTTCTTCACCAGCAGCCAAGGGTTTATCTAAAACTCCTGCTGCCAGCCAACTATAACGCTCTAGCGTGCCTATGCTCCAAGAGTTTTCTTCATAGTTATAAATAACATATCTTGATATTTCTGTTTCATTATCTGTAATTGATGGATAAAAAAACCATACCTCTGAAAACTCCTCATTTAAACCTGCAAAGCATTTAAAGGCTTGTGTTTCATCCAAATCAGAAAACACATGATCTTGCACACTACATGGAATTTTTTGCACTGAGCCGTTATAAAAGTAAAAACCTTTTTTCGACATATAAAACACACCTCTTGGTGAGTTTGTTACTGCTTTTGGGCCGATCAATCCAGCTCCCTCATTAATTAAATTTAGTGCAAAAGTAAGTGGTGGACCAATAAAATTCATAGAGTATAAAGAAGTATCTGTAAAAATAAGCACCTCCTGTCTAGCTTTAATGCCGCCTACAATAGAAGAACCAGAAGATAGTCGTAGTGATCCAGCTGTATTTGTTGATAGCGGCTCAAACTCTAAAGGGTTTTCTTGATCGCTAAATGCTATCAACATTGGATCTAACGTGCCAGTTCTTGATCCACTGCTAATAGGATCTGCTCCTAACACAATGAGGTGCCTGTCGGTTTCAGATGTAATGACTTGTAGCGCCTTAGTTGGTACTAAATTAGCACCGCTTGTAGTTGCCAATTCCACTGCTCTGGTGGTTAAACCGTTGTTCTCTACCCATCTAAATATGCCTCCAGCTCTGGGATTTATAATTAAATCTTCTCCAAAATTGTCGTGTGTCCACAAACGCAACTGATTGACGTCTGATAAAGCTGTAGAGGAACCCCAAGCACCAGCACCCCAAGTTCCAACACCCCAACCAGTTGAAGGCACATATACATCTAGTCCAGAGTTGGCTAAATATACGCCATCTGTTCCAGAACCACCATTACCTGAGTCACTTGAGTTTGCTGTAACTGTTGCACCGCTAGTATCTTTAGCAGTTATTTGATAAGTGTTTGTGCCTGTTACTAAATCAATTTGATACTCTTGATTAAGCACTGTTGCGGTGACATTACCACCTAAACTTACAGCGCTTGAAAAAGTTACAAAATCTCCGTTTACTGCTCCATGTGAGCTATCAGTTACAGTTAAAGTTGATGAGCCATCCGTAGCGGCAAAAGTGATTGAGTTAGTGCTAGTTTTACGCACTGGTGTTATATCGTTATAGGTGCCACCCTCTTCAATATAATATTTATTAGTCGTGCCAATACCTAGATATTTATTACCTGCTAAAGAAATCCAAGAGTGTAAAGCTCTTGCCGAACCGATTAAAGTATCAGAGGACAGTTTCTCCCAACCACCAATTTTTTCTACACGACCCTTTCTAAAACGTATTTTATCACCGTCTACCCAACCACCTTCGTTAGAGTAATCGGTTTCTTCTTTGTTTATTCCAGGCTTAAAATTTAACTTTGATAGCGGCATGGTGCGACATCTATGCTAACCTAATTATTGCGCCTGTCGCTGTAGCGCTAGGAAAAACGATTGTAAAATCGCCAGCTGTAGAAGTTTTATCCCCACCAAAATCAATAGCACAAACCGCTTTGTCAGAGTTTGTATCATTATAAATAAGACAACCTCTAGCAGTTACCGTAGCATTACTAAATGTTAAGTCTGCAAAATCACAAAAAGCAGTAGTCCCCGATGTTGTAGGCGTAACATTAGTTAATGCCGACCCACCCGAAGTGTAGTTAGTGCCAGATGCTTGACCTGTAGTTGTAAATGCCGTTGTGCCAGCTCCCAAAGTAGCAGAGCTTGTATACAAAGCCAGCTTAAATGAGTTACCGCTAGTAGCTGTAAAATTATGAGTGCCTACGAGTAACTCTTGTTTAAAACTCGTACAAATTGCCGATGTAATTGCCATTATAGCTCCTTCAATATTTTAGCCATGTCGCTGTGGCCTTGTTTTTCTAATAAATTTGCATAAGTCGTATTCTGTGACTTTATTGCATTTTTTATAGTATATAAGATTACAGTATAAACTTGATTTTGGAAAGCCAAAGCCTGTTGTTTGACATGCTCTGGTGCATTGTCTGATATGTCACATATTTTCTTTGTTGCTTGAGCCGCCCAGAACTCAGCATCATGTCCTTTACCATCTGTAGTTGTGACACCAACTTTGCCTAAAACAAAATCGCTTTCAACACTCATCCTTTATATGGTTCTGGCGGAACCACGTCCTCATCTATTTTTAAACCATATTGTTCTAATTGCTGGTTTATTTCTTGATAGGGGCCAATAATAAACCTACCCTCATGCGGAACCGCTACTAAAGGTTTATCTAATCTATGAAAACCATACAATTTTTCAGTAGCAGGCACATTGCTATCCAAAACGGTAGATCTGCCACTAATACCAATTAGTATATCTTCACTCATACATTTACTGATCCAAAACTCAACGCAAGCTCTACCTGCCTCGGCAAAGTGCATGTTTTCTTTATATGAAAAATCTATGCCAAAAAGATCAAGTCTGCCTACTTTGTTGAATAACGCAAAAGCAATCGCATAAGCAACTGTATTGTTTAAGTATGCACATTTTGTTTCATTGCATACCTCTTCTATTGGGTAAAGCACTGGGTTTCTAATTCTAGGATCTAACTCACATGTATAAACTGGTGTTTCTGTTTGCTCTAACACCCTACACATAACTGAGGTTTGTTTGCCTGCGTCATTACTATCAAAAAATCTGCTTGCTGGATCTAACATAAATATACGGTCTGCTGGGTATGTAGACGCTGCTGAGTTGATGCACCACACTTCGTCCCACTGCCTACCGTTTTGCAAACCTATTGCAAAATCTACTTGAGATATACCAAGTCCGACTAAAGCTATTTTTTTGCCTTCTAAAGATTCAATCCTTGCCACTAGCTCACGCCAGAGCGAACCGAATCATACCTGTACTCGTCACGTGTGCCGCGACCTTCCGATGTGTTTTTCATTCTGGCTATCGCCTCCTTAAAGCGTCCCTCCAACTGCGCGATAACGTCGGCTGATTCTTTAAGGAATAACGCACCTTCAACCAAGGAACCATACAACAGGGCGTCACTATAGTCCGTGGATAAAAATGTCGTGCCAGAGTCGCTACCAGCAGTCAAAGAGACTGGTTTATGTAAATAATGAAGTTCAACCGTATAATTAGAATTAGGTATGGGTGAAACTTCAAAAGCTGCATCATCAAACAAAGAGTAATATTTAGGCTTAGATTGTGTAGTGCCAGGTGAAAACTCTTTGATAAATGATGGATGTTTGAAATCAAGATATTGATAAGTGCTTGAGTCAATGATTGCTAAACTCATTGGTGCATAAAAATCAGTTGGCGTAGCAAGAAATCTATTGCCAGATGTCAAAGTTCCCTGTACGTTTTTTCTTTGTTCCGGCAGTTGCACAAACGAAAAAATACGATCTTCTGCCTCTGTAATGAAAGTCGGCAACTGAGTTGTAAATGTTGTTTCGGATACCTCTAAATAATCTTGTATTGCAGTTTTTAATGTGCCAAAAGTAATTC